CTCGCTGGGCTCATAACCCAGAGGTCCATGGTTCAAATCCATGCCCCGCTACCAACGCCTCGGGCTTCACATGAAAGAAGTCCGAGGCTTTTTCTATATCTTCAAGGCTCCATGCCACTCGCCTAGTCATCTTCTGTGAAATCGAAGACCTATCGACACCAAGAGCGTTCGCCAGATCCTTTTGTTTGACATTGCGAAGAGTCATGGCCACTTTCATGTTTCGCGTGACTATATCCTGCAAACTGACAGATTCGGCCTGAGCTGCGACCTTAGGGCTGATTGTTGCTGTTGTCATAGCACATAAGTTTAGCGAAACTAACAAAAAGATAGAACACGACACGCCGAACGAGCAGGTCTAACTATATTCGTGGTTAGATGTGAGTGTGACAAACATTTTAGTAGATTCGCCCACCGTAGGTGAAAAGGTCAAACGTCTCATGGGGCTCAATGGCCTGACACAGGCAGAAGTCGCTGAAACATTGCGCTGCTCACGGTCCACGGTCTCGCAGAAATGCACTGGCCGAATCGCTTTCAGCGCGAATGAAATAAACGAGCTTGCCGAACTTTTGCATGTCAGCGCCGATGTGCTCCTTGGGCGAGCTCCGTTGGAGGTGAAATGATGATGATCCATGATGCTGCCGGCTCCATTGTCGTGGTCTCGGCCGAATCCGTGAAGATGGCTGGCGAGGGCTGCATCGTCCTTAACGCCCGCGCCGTGTACATCCATAATCAGGCGTTGACGTCAGAGCAGGCCGCGATTGTCAAGCGTGGTGTCACGGCCACGCTCGACGATCCAGCGGCGTTAGAAGATCTGCATGGGAAGCACGACGTCGCCAGCGTCGATCTGCCACCACGGGACGGCCTTGGGGTTGATGGTGATGGCGTGGATGCTCATGTCGGGAAACCTGACAGTCTGGATGAAGCTATCACCGGACTTCAGACGTTCGGAGAGCTCACTGACCGTGGAGGCCGTCGCGCCGGTGATGGTAAGCGGCGTGGTCGTTCCCAGGTAAAGGGCGAAGTCGAATGTGGTTTCGTCACTCATTGTTCTTCCTTCCTCCGTCGTTTCCGACGGCTTGTTTGTGTTGCAGCTTCCAGCCTATCGCTGCGGAGGAAGGAGCCTAACCGTCCATCCATGAATCAAGGAGCAGTGAAATGAGTGTTTTCAATCCGGAATGCACCAGCAATTACTTCCAGGTGCTGGACATCGACCCGTCGGAATGCGCCGGCGGCAATCCCTACGGCTTCAAGTGCTACATCAAGGCGGCCGGAAGCACGTTCGGGTTCGATGGCTTGGACATGGGCGACCTTCAGGCGATGAAGGGCGCGATCAACAAGGCGATGACGCACGCTAGGCGTGCCCGTCGTGAATGGGAAGGAGCCCAGGAATGAGCGTCACAGTCAAACGTGTGGACAGGAAAAGCAGTCAACGTTTTTATGAGCTGATCGTTGAGACGGCAGAAGTCACCGTGCGCGTCCCGTTCAACGGTTACGAGCTTGACGATCTTGAGAAACAGATCGACCGATGCTTCAACGAGGATTGACGTGAAACGTTTCATCAAGACCCTCATGCTGCTGCTGGCAAGCCCGTTCGTGCTCCTCATGCTCGGGATTACCCTCGCCGTCGTCCGGTTTGGTGAGTTCCTCACCGACGACGACTGACGGCATCCGATAACTTCATAGCCCTTGACCCAGCCGAAGGTCGGTTGCTGGGGAGGCGTGATAAAGCACCCGGCCGCGCCTTGCCCAGCGCGTTACAAACACGCCCGGAATGCCGGGCGGTTACCACGGCCCCAGCGGGGAGCTATGCGGGTGTATACAGATCGCTTCACGGCGTCTTGTTCGGGCGCAACTGGGGACCATCGCCGGCATACGTGCCGGGCTGTGCGGCGAGACCTTGCGCGCGGCTTCGGCCGCTGACCTATGCGACGGCGCGGCTCCGTTACGAAGCAACCTTGCATGGCGAACACTAACCCGGAAAACACTTGAGCAATCTTGTGTTTTCCTGGCTGGGTTCCCCGCTCTAACGCCCCACCACCCGAAGGGCACATCATCCACAATTCTTATCCACTTATCCACAGTTCTTATCCACAATATGAAACGAGGTTCGAGACATGGGTTATTCGGTCGATTACAAGCCAACAAACCGCCGACGTGCCAAGAGGACGGTGCCGAAGAACAAGGCCCAGCGCACGAAGGACATCAAGAACGCCATTCGATGGAATATCAGGCAATTGGAGCATGACACTGTTGGAACGGACACCATTGCGCGTTCCCTTGCCATCAGTATGCTTCGACTGAACAAGATCGCGCCGACGGCCGACCCTAGCGGCGACCATGTGATGCAGCAGCTTATCAGCGACGGTATCTTGGGCAAGCCCGAGAGGCGCGGAAGTGTGCAGATGTTCGACCGTGCCGAGTTGTTGACATCGCTCAAGGCTTGGGTTGGTGTGCTGTGAACCCGCGCGCGAAACTGACCACTGAACAGGCTGCTATCTATCTTGGCGTCTCCCCTAGGACGATGGAGCGTATGAGGGCCGATAATCGCGGGCCGGAATGGTTTAAGGCGGGCGACGCCATCAACTCCCCGTGCTTGTATGAGCTGGCCGATCTCGACATGTGGGTGCGGGCTAGGAAGCGTGGCAGGTGATGGCGCGCAGGCAGACCATCGACCCGCTTGTGCGGGCCAAGGTGATCGAGACGTGGGGCAACACTTGTTGGCTCAGGCTGCCGGGTTGCACCGGTGTGGGCGAGGAAGACGACCACATAGTGCCTTACGCGCATGGCGGCATGGACACCGTGGCGAACATCCGACGCGCGTGCAAGCATTGCAACGCCAGCCGCCAGGACCGCGTGCTTTACGGTTATGGGGCGCGCTTGCATATCGTGGTCACGCCGCCCGGTTCCTGCGACCGTGAGGCCGTGGAATGGGTGGAGGCTCACAGGCAGCAAGGCGACCCGGTTGTGTCGTGGCTGGCGTTGGCCCGGGCCATGCGCCTACCGGAGTCGCCCAGCATGGCGCAGCGGCGGGCGGTTGCCATGGCGTGGTCTGCAGCCTATCGCCAGTTCGCCATAACGCAGGAGCCTATTGACGTGTGGATGATCCGCACCACGACAAGCAGCAGGCGCCACCCTAGGATGCTTGACGAGTGGATAAGCCTTGACTACGACGTGCGGGTGATAGATCCCGGCTTCGAGGTGGAGTGGGAGCGGGCTGAGACCGAGCAGGCCAAGCGGTTGGTGCGCCAATGGTACGGCTTGCACATCTCACAAGCTTTGGTGGACGCAAGGCAACGTGAACGCCGGGCCACGCTCGCACGCCTTGGGCTTCGCAGTGATCGCGTCACTGTGGCTTCACGGCCGGAATGGTGAACCTGTTTTTTAAGCGAACGGCCGGCCAAAAGACCCCGCGCCCACTTTTTCACTCTCTCGAACCGTATAAAAAAATTCTGGAAACCAGCGGAATACCAACGAAAACCAGCTATTAAGGAGGTTGGAAAAATGCAAATGACCTTGGACGGTTTCAATGATTATTATGGTCCCAACGAGGGCTTGCAGGAACGCGCCACCAAGGAGCTTATCGAGAGTTTCGTGGGCGATAGGCAGCTTGACCCTAACGCCAAGTACGTGTGCAAGACCATGATCAACATTGCCCGCAATTTCGACGCGCTGAACGTCAAAGGACGCGACACGAGCCGTGTCATGGCTCAGCTCTTGGCGTGGTACCAGGAATTGAAAACCGAGTTTCAGTCAAGGCAGGAAATCGACCCCGCTCTTGCCAGTCTGCTGGAAGAGGCACAGGCATGACGCCATTGCGCGGCGGCACCCAGCGAAACCCGGATCGCCGCACCGACGGGCCTATAGTCGCCAAGTTCGCCCGGTTGCTTGGCACGCCTCTGCTGCCATGGCAACGGTTGGTGGCCGACGTGGCGGGTGAAATAGACCCGGACACAGGCACTTACTTCTATGACACGGTGATATTGAGCACACCGCGACAGTGTGGAAAAAGCACGCTTGTGGACGCGGTGGACACGCGCAACTCGCAGTGGGGACCAGATCGTTTTATCTATTATTTGGCGCAGACGGGCAAGGACGCGGGCGACCACTTCAAGAAATATCTGAAAACGCTCGGCAGCTCGCCGCTTGCGGCAATAACCACACGGCCGTATCTCGGCGCGGGCGACTTGCGCCAGCCGTTCGCCAATGGCAGCGTGATAATGCCAAAGAGCGTTACCAAGGTTGCGGGGCACGGCGTCCAAGGCGACAAAATCACGTTGGACGAGGCGTTTTCGTTGTCCGAGGAAACCGGAAACACCATTTTGGATGGCTTCATGCCGACCATGGCGACAAGGCTTAAGGCCACCGGCGTGCAGCCGCAGCTATGGATAACCAGCACCGAGGGAACGGCAGAATCGACGTTCTTCAACCGTAGACTTGACGCTTGCAGGGCTGGCGAACAGTCGCGCCGCACGTGTTGGTTCGACTTCGGGTTGCCAGCCGACGAAGATCCGGAGAATCTGGACAGCATCATGCGCCATCATCCAGCCGCCGGACTCTTGTGGAACAAGGCGCAGTTGGCCGACTTCCGCGAACAGTTCCAGGGCAACCCGGCAGGTTGGGCGCGCGCGTTCGGCAACCGTCGGGACGAGGGTATAACCGACAGGGCGATAGACGAGGCGTTGTGGGCGGCTACGGTAACGGCACCGGTGACGCCCGGCGACTTGGACGGCCGGCCGGTGGTGTTCGGCGTCGCGGTGGACGTGGACGGGACGCACACGAGCGTTTCGGCTGGCATCGCCAACAATGACGGCACCATAACGGTGCAATTGCTGAGAATCTTGGACGGCACCGGGTACGCGCCGACCGAACTCACCCGCTTGTGCTCGAAGTACGGCGCTCCGGTGGTGATCGACGCGCGCGGCACCGCCGCCGATTTGTCCGACCGGTTGCGCCACATGACCGACGACGCGGGCGACCCGCTGCTGCGGTTCGTGGACATGGACGCGGGCGACTACCTGACCACCGGACAGAGTTTCGTTGCCGGCTTGGCTAACCACGCGATAACCCACGCTGCAGACCCCGAGTTGGACGCCAGCGCCGCGAACTCGGCACGCAAATGGGCCGGCGACGCATGGCGCGTGAGCCGGCGCGGAAGCACCGGCCTAACGTCACCGTTGGAAAGCTGCATGTTGGCGGCTTGGGGAGCCGCCCACAGGCCCGAGGAAACGGGGCCGCTGCAAATCTACTAGCCGGTGGCGTTCGGCGTCGCGTGGCGGCATTATGCGGCATTGGGCGGCGGGCTTGTGGCGGACTTGGCGCTTGGCGGTGATACTTGGCCGCATGAACATTTGGGAGCGTGTGAGAATGGCGGGCCGCGTGCTGACGCGCGGTGCCGACGCGGACATGCCGGACGGCATCAAGCCGCCCGCACGATTGGGGAACTGCGACCCGTTGAGCCTTTCAACCGTGTTCCGTGGCGTGCAAGTGCTGCAAACCGCCATCACCGGTTTGCCCATCCATGAAATCAGGGGAGGCGTGAAGCTCGACAAGGTTTCCTCCATCGTGCTTCAGCCGGACGTGAACCGCAGCCGCCGCGACTTCCTCGCGGACATGGTGGCAAGCATGGTATTGGACGGGAACGCTTTCGTGCGATTGGTGCGTTTCGATGGCGAAGTGGTCTCTTGCGAGGTGCTTCCACCATCCCTCGTGACCGTGAGCGACGACGGCAACGACCCGGCCGCGCCCAAGCTCCGCTATAGCTATCTGGGCCATGATTACACGGCCGACCAGATCGTTCATTGCAAGTTTTTGAACGTGCCGGGCCGGTGGCGTGGGCTTGGGCCAATCTCGGCGGCGCGTGAGGAGGTGGAGGCCGCGCAGATGGCCCGCACCTACAAGGCCAAGTTCTATAGCGACGGTAGCAACCTCAAGGGCTATTTGCAGACGGAGGAAAAGGTGACGCCGCAGGTGGCCAAGGACGCCAAGGAGGCGTGGAAAGCCACGGGTGAGGCCGGCGACGTGAAGGTGCTCGGCTCGAAACTCAAATACGTGCCCTTAGACATGAAACCGGCAGATTTGCAGTTTTTGGAGACTCAGAAGTTTGACACCACTCAGATCGCGCGGCTTCTAGGCATCCCGGCGAGCATCATGTTGGCGGCCGTTGACGGTAGCAACCTTACTTACTCGAATATCGAGCAATCGTGGATTGAGTTCGCCGATTACACGTTGGCGGCTTATGCGGGCGAGATAGAGGAACTTTTCAACCGTTTGTTGCCGAGGGGCCGCACGGCCGCGTTCGACTGGGACAGCAGCCGGCGCGCCAACATGGCCGACCGGTTCAACGCCTACAAGACGGCGATAGAGGCCGGGTGGATGGACGTGAACGAGGTGCGCGCAAGGGAGGCGTTGCCACCTCTCATCGCGGCACCGCAACCGGAACCACAGGAGCAGCCACAGGAACAGGAGACGCAGAATGAAGCATGAAATCGGGTTTAAGGGCGTGTGCCTACGCGCGGCCGAAGAGGGCGACGGGCGCACGTTGGAGGGTGTGGCCGTGCCCTACGGCAGCGTCATCAGCACATGGGACGGTGCCGAGACGTTCGACGCCGATTGTGTTTTCGACGACACGGACACGGCGAAGCTCTGCTATCAGCACGGTGAGCTTATCGGCCGTATCCTCGACGCACACCCCCAAGAGGACGGCTTGCATATCACGGCGCATATCAGCGACACGCAGCGCGGCCGGGACGTGGTGGCCCTGTTGCGCGACGGCGCGCTGGACTCGCTCAGCGTCGGATTCATGCCGATTGACGACGAGGTGGACAAGCAGGGCGTTACCCACCGCAGGCGCGTCCGATTGTTGGAGGTTTCGGTGGTGTCGTGGCCGGCCTACGAGTCCGCGAAGATCACTTCGCAGCGCAGCAGCGAAACTACCCACGAAAGCATGAGGGAAACCGGAAACCAGAAAGGAAACGAAATGGACCTCAACGAAATCAACGACAAGCTGAACGGCATCATGGACGAACAGCGCAGCATGAAAGCCGCCATTGCCAGGAACACCGACAGTGAGCCGGCCAAGGTCATGGGCGCTGAGTATCGCACGGCCGGCGACTATCTTCAAGCGCTCTACCGTGGCGACGAAGCGGCAGTGCAGCTCATGCACGAGTGCCGCGACCTCATCGCCACCGGCGACACTGGCAACAAGGTGGCATGGATTAGGGATGATTTGCGACTGATCGAGCAGCGCCGCAAGGTGACCAATATCCTCACCCACGACACGCTGCCGGACAAGGGCATGACGATGGAATACAACGTGGTGGCGTCCGACACCGCCACGGTGGACAAGCAGGAGAACGAGGGCGGCGAGTTGCAGTTCGGCAAGGTCACGTTCGGCACCAAGAGCGCAAGCATCGATACCTACGGTGGCTACACTTCTTTGAGCCGCCAGACCATCGAGCGCAGCACCACGCCCATGCTCAACACCGCGCTGGCGGCGTTGCGCAACGCCTACGCCAAGGCCACCGAAAACAAGGTGCGTTCGTTCCTGTATGACACCATCGCGGCTCAGCGCGACGCCGAGACGGACGCGAACAAGATCGATGCACCGGCCCAACTGTCGGCAATGACCATCGACCAGTGGGCCATGCTGATCATGGACGCGGCGGAACTGGCCGACGACCGCAACGTGAGCCTTACCCGCCTGGGCGTTTCCAAGGACGTCATGGCCGCGCTTGTCAAGCTCAAGGACACCGGCAGCCGTTTCTTCGACCTCAGCGGAGACGGCAGCGACACGTTGGGCGACTTCGACCTTACGGGCATCGCGGGCAAGTTCCTGCGCGTCCCGGTGCAGATGCTGCCCAAGGCCCCAGCCGGTACCGCGTGCTTCATCGACCCCGAGGCCGTGACCGTTTGGGAGTCCGGCGGCCCGACCCAGCTCAGCGACGGCGACCCGACCAAGCTCACCGAGAACTACAGCGTCTACGGCTATATGGCTGTGGCGGCGACCCAACCGCTCGGGCTTATCCCTGTGAAGTTCGCGGCAACGGCCAAGTCTGGCGAGTGACATGGCCGACGACTGGACGAACTATGAGGCGGCGGTGAGGGACGAAATCAACGTTCCCACCGACGACGACGACCGGGTGCGCCGCGTCATCCAAGCGGCCATCGGCTATGTTCGCGGCGCGCTCGGCGATAGGAACGTGGGGAAGGAGGTCATGGCGGACTGCGTTACCTCTTGCGCCGCCGACCTCTACAACAGCAGGGACGCCAGACTGGGCGTCATGAGCGTGGGCGACGGCACGCTGGAACCGTTCAGGGTCAGCAGCGACCCGTTGCGCTCGGTGTGGCCAAAGCTCAACGCGGCCGGCATCCTGACCGGGAGCGTGGTGATCGCATGAGCAGCCAAGTAACACGAGAGCGAGAAGCCCTTATGGACATGCTGACGGACGCCCTGGGCGACCTCGCTTGCGTCGTCACCATCGACGCGCAGGACGCCCGCCCGTTGCCAGGCAGAATAGCGGTGCTGATAGACCCGCCAGAACTCACTTTCGAGGGCTGGTATATGCAGACCATCACTTGGACGGTGAACCTCATCGCCGGCACCATGGCCACGCAGACGCTCGCCTTGGACCTGTTGACCGACGGCGTGCAACGCTTGCACGACCGCCAAGTGAACTTGCGGGACGCGAAACCCAGCACGTTCAACCTGACCGGAGTGGGCAGCCTGGCCGCCTACACCATAACCCTCAACCCATTGGATTCATAGAAAGGACACAATCATGGCGACAAGAACCCTTGGACCGGGCAAGCTCACCATCACCGACACCGGCAAAGGGCGCGACTTCAGCGCCGAAGTCACCAAGGTGCAGTTGGTGGCGTCGAACAACACCGACGACCCAATCAATTTCCTTGACGGCTCGCAGGACACCAGCTCAAGCACCGATTGGACGCTTGAGGGAACCATCGTTGACAACTTCGACACGGACAACCTCGCCAACTGGTGCTTCGACCATTCCGGCCAGACGCTGCCGTTCGAGTGGGTGCCGAACAACAAGGGGGCGACCAAGTGGAACGGTAAGGTGAACATCTCGCCCGTGAGCATCGGCGGCGACGTGAAATCAAAGAACAGCAACGACTTCAGTTTCCCCGCGACCGAACTCGCGCACTCCGCCTACACGTCGTCCTCCGAGGTCTGAAATGGCAGCCAAAGCCGCATACGTGGTGGGGCAAAAACGTTTCGTTCAGACCATGCGCAAAGCAGGCGCGGACATGAAGGAGCTGAAGGACGTGAACCGGCAGGCCGCGGACATCGCGTTGCCGGCCGTCCGGCAGCTCGCGCCGCGCGGCGAGTCGGGCAGGCTCGCCGGATCTATTCGCGTTGGCGCGACCCAGAAGGCCGGCGTCATCCGTGCCGGCCGCAAGTCCGCGCCCTACGCGGGAGTCATCAACTACGGGTGGCCGAAAAGGGGCATCAAACCCCGCCTGTTCGTCAACCAGGGCGTGGCCGGCACCGAGGGCGCGTGGCGGCGCGTCTACAAGCAGTTCATCGATAAAACCATGAGCAAGGTAAAAGGAGCTTAGATCATGAAGACCATCAGGATTACACACACAGGCGGCGAAACACATGAAGCGCCGTTGACGCCGCGCGTGATTTGCGCGGCCGAGGAACACGCGCAGGTGAAGAAATGGGCGACCGGGGACGCAAGCCGCATCCGCCAGGCGTATTACATGGCCTATCTCGCCGAGAAGTTCGCCAAGCTCACCACCCTTGACTTTGACGCATGGCTTGACGGAGTGGACGTGGACGGCGTGGAAATCACGGCGGCGGAGGCCGACGCGGGAAAACCTACGGCCTGACCCCGTGGCCCGAAGACTCTCTCGGCTATCTGTCCTGTCTGCTCGCCCGATATTTCGGCGGCACGCCGTGGGAGTGGCGGGAAAGGGCCAATTGGATGGATTGGGCCACGGCTGTGGAAATCATGCAGGACGAGGCCGAGAAGATGGAGGAGGTGACGCATGACTCATAGCGCGATAATGTCCGTGAGAATCACGGGCAACAGCGACGACGCCGTGAAGGCGTTCCAGAAGGCCACCACGAAGGCGGCGGCGTTCGGTTCGTTCATGGGCGGCGCTGCCCTCAAGGGCGTTACCGCCCTATGGGACAAGGTAAGTTCGTTCGGCAGCGCCGTGATGGACATGAGCGACAGCACGGACAAGTTCGTTTCGACGATGAACTTCGCCGGCATCGACACCGCCAACGTCGAAAAGGCAAGCAAGGCGGCGCGCGACTACGCGGACCGCACAGTGTATGACCTGTCCACCATCCAGAACACCACGGCGCAGCTCGCCGCGAACGGCATCAAGGACTACACCGGCCTTACAGAGGCCGCCGGCAACCTGAACGCCGTTGCCGGCGGCAACGCCGACACCTTCGGCTCCGTGGCCATGGTGCTCACCCAGACGGCCGGCGCGGGCAAGCTTACGACGGAGAACTGGAACCAGTTGGCCGACGCCATCCCTGGCGCGTCCGGCAAGCTCCAGGAAGCCATGAAGGCCAACGGCGCGTACACGGGCAATTTCAGGGACGCGATGGAGAAAGGCGAGATCAGCGCCGACGAGTTCAACCAGGCGATTATGCAGCTCGGCATGAGCGACGTCGCCAAGGAAGCCGCCAGCAGCACCAAGACCATGGAAGGCGCTTTGGGCAACTTGGAGGCCGCGATCACCGGCGGGCTGACGGACGCGTTCAACCTCATAAAGCCAGCGGTCACGGGCGCGTTGACCGAAGCCGGAGACCGTATCAGCCAGTTCAGCCAAACCGCCACCAACGGTTTGAAGTCGTTCATCCAGGGCGTGAGCGACACGGGCGCGTTCCGATCGCTCTCAGGCATGGTGTCAGGCATCGGCGGCGCGTTGTCCTCGTTGGGCGGCGCGTTCTCGAGCATCGCCACGACGATAGCACCGGGCTTGCAAGGCCTGTCCGACGCGGGCGGCATCGGGACGGCCGTGGGCGAGGCGTTCACCGGCGCGGCCGGCATCATCCAGGCGTTGGCGGACAAGCTCACCCAGTTCGGCGATTGGGTCAGCGCGAACGCGGAACCCATCAGCGGCGCTCTTGTGGCCATCGGCGGCGGTTTCGCCGCGTTCAAGGTGGCAAGCGTCATCAGCGCCGTGGTATCCGCGTTGCAGGGCTTCAGCCTGGCGTCCACCGCCGCGTCAATCGGACAATGGGCGTTGAACGCGGCCATGAACGCCAACCCGATAATGATCGTGGTCACGGCCATCGGCGCGCTGGTGGCGGCGTTGGTGTGGTTCTTCACCCAGACCGAAACCGGACGGCAGATTTGGAGCCAGTTCACCGCGTTCCTAGGCAACTGCGTGAACAGCATCATCGCGTTCTTCCAGTCGTTGCCAGGCCGTATCGGCGCGTTCTTCCAGAGCGCGGCGGACGGGGCGATGAACACTTGGAACAATGTTGTGGATTGGTTCAGGGGATTGCCGGGCCGTATCCTCAACGCTCTGGGTGACGTCGGTTCCATCCTTGTGAACGCCGGTTCGAGCATCATTGACGGTTTTCTCTCAGGTCTCAAGGGCGCTTGGGGCAAAGTGACGGGTTTCATCGGCGGCATAGGCGACTGGATAGCCGAACATAAGGGACCTATCAGCTACGACCGCAAGTTGTTGATACCGCATGGCAAGGCCATTATGAGCGGCCTTGCGCAAGGCATAGACGCGGGCTTCAACGGCAAGGTGCGCGCCTCCATAGGCGCTGTGAACGCGGCCATGTCCGACACAGGGTTTCGTGTGAGCGTAGCGGGGGCGGCTCAAACGGGTGGCGTCGTCTACAACACCTATGAGGTGCATATCGACGGCGCGATAAGCGACCCGGACGGCGCGGCCAAGGCCATTGAACGGCTGCTTGCCGGCCACGCTCGGAGACGGGGCCGCAGATGAGGCAACCAATGTTGTTCATAGATCGCGGCAACGGGTGGGAGAACGTGACCGGGCATAGCCACGCGCCGGCCGGCTTGGCCGGTTTCACGGTGGACTGGGGCACCGACTCGCCGGACACCCAGCCCGACCCAAGCGTGCTCCGCTTCCAGCTGCTCGACCGTACCGGCGACCTCGCCGGCAACAGCACGCGCCTTGCGGGCATGAAAGTGTTGGTTCAGTTGTCCCGCCGGCCGTTGTGGCGTGACCTCAACGACACGACACCATGGGCCGTGCAGCCGGAAGGACTGACATGGGCCGACTTCCACTTGGCACACAAGCCGACACCGGAGGCGCAGCCCGACCCTACGGCGCTCACCATATTCATCGGCAACGTGACCAGCGGCGGCACCATCACCCAACGCGCGGACAACACCTATATGCTCGACCTGTACGCTAACGCGCTTCAGGTGCGCATGAACCGCGCCACAGGCAAGGGGCCAACGTCATCGGACGCCAAACTGGCGGGCTTGCACTGGACCGGCACGGCCGCGCAGCGCGCGGACGAAATCAACCGGCGGCTCAGCGCGCTGGGTTGCCCGCCACTGGATACGGCGACGCTCGCATGGCTCAAGACCATGCCGCAGCCCGCCGCCTATGACAATGACTCCTACCCAGAGTTGTCCACCGTGTTATATGCGCTCGGCGCGCACCACCCGGACTTGCCCGTGTATTACGAGCGACACGGGCATGGTTACGAATCGCTTAGCGCGGTATGGGCAGGCAGACGTGCAAGCATCACGTTGCACGCGGACGGTGCGCTGACCGTGGCGGGCGGCGGTTTGGAGCAGATCGCGGCGACCGGCGACAAAGTGACCGTGGACGATACGACGCTGACCATCCCCGACACGGTGAGCCAAGTCAAGCTATCCACTAAGACCGTGAAATGGGACGACAACGACAACAAACTTTCGTTCGAGGACGACGAAATCGACCTCACCGGCCAAGGGCTCTTGCCAAGCAATCTCACGGCAACCGTGGAATCGGTGTCTTTCGACTCGGACGCGGTGACGGCCAACGAGGCCGGCGACCATTGGACCGGCGGCGTATGGCAGCCCACGGCGGAGCAGCGCACACGGTGGGCGGAATGGCTCGCCGTGCAGACATTGAGGCTCAGACCGGAGAAACTGACCGCCAGCAGCCGGCATCTTGACTTGGACGTGTTCGAGCAGCAGTTGCAGCCCACCGCATCCCTGTGGGCGTTCGTAAGCACACGCTATACGAAGCTTCTTGCGGACGACGGGACGCCGGCCACCAGTGGCGCGTGGCTCGCCATCGGCGGCACGTTGTCGTTCGACTGGCAGGCTGGCGAACCCGTCCTAGCCAACGAACTCACGCTGACCCCGTTGCCAATGCTGCCTAGCACGTTGAGCGCTTGGCGGGACTTGGACCCCATAAACCTCAAATGGAGCGAACTTGGCTTCACTTGGGGCGAGTTCTCGCAGATCACCTACTTCCAAGATTAAGGAGATATTATGTCTGACTTCAACGCGGCGAACATGCCGACCACGCCACGCCACGGCATCCGCTACCCCGGCCCCACCGATCTGGTGCGCCACGCCTCCCAGCAGTTCCAGGCAATGGCCGAGAGCATCGACGACAACATCGACGATTTGCCCGCCGAAATCACCGCCAGAGTTGACGACGCGGCCACGCGCGCCGCAGCCAGCGCCACGGCCGCGCAGCAGGCGGCGGCAACGGCCGGCACGCTCGCGGACTCGAACATGGCCGTGAACATCAACAACAGCGACTCGCAGACCGCCGCCGCCTTGGACAAATGGCGCAACGCCGGCAACCGTTGGCATAACGCCGTCATCATCGGCGACAGCCTATGCAAGGGCTTCTATTCCAGCGCGGAGCACGCCGGGCAGGGCATCGGCGACGTGATTTGCAAGAACTTGGGCATCGACACCGTGCAGAACATGGCCGTATCCGGCAGCGGCTTCACCGTCGGCGGCGACAACACGTTTGTGAAGCAGTGGGAGCGTGTTTCAAACAAGAGCAACGTGGACCTTGTGCTTGTCATCGGCGGCGTGAACGACAACAACGCCGATTGCAGCGCGGCCGTCACGCAATTGCTGAACGCCATCAAGCAGAAAGCGCCGAAAGCGACCACATACGTGTTCCCGGTGGCCGGCGGCTTGGGAATGGGCTTGCATGAACACCATTTCGCATTGCATACCATCAGTCACGCCACGTTGGCGCAGACCGCGACCACGAACCCGCGCGTGGTGCTTATGCAGGGCGTCCACAGGTGGGGGCAGATGATCGGGGAGGACGAGGCCGACGGGTATATCCACATGAAACAGGCCGGCTATCAGAAATGGGCCGCAATCGCCACACGACTTATCAAGAACGGGCAGAACACGTTCTGGCCCACGTTCGCGCGCGACCTGACCGTAACGCCGGTAAGCGGCGACACACTGTTTGACCAGACGCAGCGCGCGCGCATGGTCGAATCGAACGGCACCATCACCCTGCAAATTACCGCGCACTCAAAACGCGCCATAGACGCGGGCTTCACCATCTTCAAGAAAGACGCCTACTTCATGAACAACGTTCAGGACAAGTTCATAGGACTTAACGTGAACGGCTGCGCCATCAGCGTCGGAACCGGCGGGATCAAGATGCAGATGGCACAGTTCCCCAGAGATCGGTGGCTGCTCGTTGAAACAAGCTGGGTAGCCGGAATGTGAGGCCACGGGATGGATACCGAACTGTTGACCCTTGTGGCCGCTCTCATAGGCTCAGGCGCAGCCACAAGCGTCGTGCAATGGATATTGGGCCACGCCGAACGCGACACCCCCACCAAAGAGGGCTTGCGCGTGCTCTTGTTCTGCAAATTGGAGCACATTCAGGCGGCAATGGTGGCGAACGACGGCGTCTGCGACGTGTCCACCAAAGAGACCGCAGAAACCATCTACCGCGCCTACAGCGCATTGGGAGGCAACGGCGTCGGCTCGCAGATGATCGAGGACATCAGGCACGCGCACATCGCCAGAACGGAGGAATGATGGACGGAATCACATGGATAGGCTCTCCGAACCACTACCAGGGCCGCAACGGCCACGAGGTCACGCATATAACGCTGCATATCATGGTGGGCTATCTCGCCGGCACCGACAGCGTGTTTCGCAACCCGGCATCGCAGGCAAGCGCACACTACGGTGTCGGTGGCGACGGCACCATACACCAATACGTCTCAGAGGCGGACGGCAGCTATTCAGACGCCAACTGGGCGTCGAACAACTCGACCATCAGCATCGAGCATCAAGGAGGCATGGACGGCGTGCCATGCACGCAAGCGTGCATCGACGCCAGCGCACGACTATGCGCCGACATCGCCCGACGCTACGGGTGGACAAGCCTATGGCACGACGGGCTGCACGGCAACGTGTGGCTACATAGGGAGATCCCCGGCACCGACCACGCTGGCTGCCCCGACCTCGCGCCCAACGGCCTGCCAGTGCAACAGATTTTGGACAAGGCAAACGAACTCTTGGAAGGAGACGAAGATATGCCAACAGCACAGGAAATCGCCGAAGCCGTCTGGAACTTCAACCAGAACGGCATCAAATGCCGCGACCGCCTGCAAGGCATTGACCAGCAATGCCAAGCAATGCCGGAAAACGTTTGGGCGTTCCCCATCCAGCACACACAGGCACGAGATCGCCTGTACGGGCTGGACGCCTTGCAGGTGCCGCAGCTGACGGCCACCGTGGCCGCGCAGCAAGCCGCCATCGACACTCTGGCCAAAAACGTGGGAGCCGACCCCACCACCATCGCCGGAGTGGTCGAACAGGCTGTTAAAAACAAACTCGCAGCACTGCAGATCACCGTGGAGGAAAAATGAGCAACAGCAGCAACGAGCCGCAGCACGCGGCAACCACCGAAACCGGCTATAAGCCGGTGTTCAACGACACCGTGAGAACCATCGTGTATGTTTTCGGACTTGTGGCCGTGGCCGTAGGCTTCGGCTTCACCAAGTTCGGGGACCCGGCAGTGGGTGACTACATCACCACCGTTGGCGGCCTGATCGCGGCCGGCATGGGCGTGGCCTACAACCCAATCCGCATGTCCGGCAAACAGGTCTAGACACCGAGCATCACGGCGGCCATGCCCGCACGCAACCGCGCGTCGGGCATGGCGACGTAGATTTGCGTCGTCTCGACCGACGCATGGCCCAGCAGCCTTGCCACCAGATACAAGTCATGCGTGGCCGCGTATGTCGCCGTGGCGTACCGGTGGCGGAGGCTGTGCGCGCCGTACCCCTCTGGCAGCAGACGACTTATACGCTTTCCCACGTAGCTTTCCTCGACATGGCCTTGCCACCGGCCGGGGAACAGCCAACCGCCGCACGACTCTATGGCTTCGGCCAGATCGTCGGGCAACGGCACTATGCGCTGTTTATCGCCCTTGCCGCGCACTATTAGCGACTTGCCAAGCAGATCGTCCATGACATCCCGCGAGTTCACGCCCGCTATCTCACCTCGCCGCAAACCACACTCGGCCGCAAGCCTCAGCATCAGCGTTTCGGTTTCGTCCGCCTTCGCCAGCGCCGCAAGAATATACTTGTCGGGGCACGGCCGCGGGTGCGCCTTCGGACGCTTGACCTTCGGCAAATCGGCTGCCGGATTGTCCGGTCTTACGCTGGTTCGCTGCAAACGGCCGAAAAACGACGTTAGCGTGTTCCTGTACGCCTTCAGCGTTTCCGGCTTCCAATGCTGGCCGGCCATCCAAGACACCAGATCGCCGGTGGTGACGTCAACGGGCGACTTGCCTAAACCTATGGCCGCGTGCGTGAGCTTGTAGCGCCGGCACCGCACTGTGTCTTCGCTGTACCCACTGGCAATCAGGGACTTCACCCAGTCTTCCACGCTCACTCGCCACTCAGGTGGCGGCTGCAACTTCTTATCGTTCATGGCACACCATCGTGCCTCACGCCGCTAGGATTAGTGATAATCGGCTCAGGCCGGCATGGATTTGGACCATGGGCCGGGGCGTAGCCCCAGAGGTCCATGGTCCAAATCCATGCCCCGCTACCAATTGAAACCGGA